TCGAAAGTGAAACCGTTACCCATACCTGAAAATTTCTCCAGATATAACCTTTTCCCATCCGGAAGGATGGTTATAGGTACGCGAAGCGAGTTCAGTAATTCGAACCAGCCGCGGGTCAAGAGTGTCCGAACGACACCCTTGGCTACTGTATCGCTTGCATTACTGAGATCAATCGTTGCAGCTGCCCCTGACTTAGAGGCGGCACAGGCAATCAGCCTGTGCTTATGCTGCAGGATATCGAGGTTTACACCTCGACGCATAAGCTGTCGGCGCATAAATCGGCCAACAGCTAGTTGGGCTGCGATATTGATTGACGGTTGCGTCGAGATACCCCTATCTTTAAGGGCATCTTTCGGCACACTACTCCATCTATCGTAATCACAGATGCGGATCTCGACATCACCTTCACAACACAGGTTGCGAGCCCATGCCGTTTGCGCCCACTCAGGAATGACGTGGAACGCCGAAGGCGTAATTGTGGGTTCAGAACAAAACTTGTGTGGAACGGTACACCACGTACCGCGGTCCGATAACGTGCTCCCCTTACCCAGGCGAAAATCCAACCTGGCTGGGGGACTGCCTAATAAAAAATCAACCTCTTCTCTCACCCTTTGCACAAATGGCATCAGGTGCACATCCGCGGGCCCATCAAAGGGACCGTTGTTTAGGATGCGTGAGAAAAAGGCGTTCGTTTGGCAGCATTGCTTCTCAGATTCAAGGAAGTTGTCTAAAGCGACTTTCTCCCTATCGATGCTTATAGGTAGATCTGCGCACTTATGCAGCAGGCCTACCACTTGGGCATCGACTTTGTAGGAATCCGGAGAAGCGTAGTCACGAGGGTCAATGGCCTTACGGGCCAATTGGTCCCACTCTCCGTACTTGGCCTGCAAAAAACATGCCAGAGATACGGGGGTATCGGCGCCAACAAAGATCTCGTTGGCAACATGCAGCAGATCGTCTATCATGTCCTAGGCTCCATTTTAAATGTTAAGGTACGGGCCTCAACAGCTTCGGTAGGAATTCTTCAACCCCTACTTCAGCTATACAAATGACCCCACGCA